CTTAAATTCTTCATATTCCAGCGGCCTGAACCCAATCGACACACCGCGAATCAGACCCTGCTTAATCTGTGCCCATGCTTCATCCACATAGCCGATGCCCTTTGCGATCTTGGCTGTGAACTCGATTCCCGCCTTGGTCACCTTCGCTTCGATCACTTCACCAATAGGCTTGGTGTGGTCGTGTTGTGACAATAGTGGAATGGGTAGCTTAAACTGAGCGCCCAATGGGTCTACGATGTCATTAGAGCGATCTGGCGATGGCGTACTTGCCACACCTTTGATCACTCGCTGATCTTCATCCAAACCCTTGGTGTGGAAACTAATCGTGGAATAGGCTGTATTCATAGCGGGTTTATATCACAAAAAAAGTCATAACACAAACATTTGATATGCCTCGCCTGCGGATTGGGGGTTGAGGGCCATTAGGGAGACGGCGCAAAAACTAGCAATTAGCGGGTCAATCTTGCCTGCACCGCTGCTCTGTTTGGTGATCAGGATTGCATTCCCGCGCGCCTCGACACGGGCGTTTCCAGCGCACCAGTTCATCATGGCAGAGCCGCCGTGCAATAAACCCCCCTCTGCCAGTTTGCGTTCGGTGCTCTTGATGGCTGAGTTAAGCCGCCAGCCCTGACTTATGCCAATAACGCGGTCTGCGGGTATCTCTTGCGCGTCAATCGCTTCAAGAATCGACCCAATTCCAGCGGGGTCTACTCCAATTCTGTCCAACAAGCCGGATGCATACACCTGAGAACACACATCAGCAATTGACTCGACATCCTGGCCGATTCGATCAACTAGCACTAAATCACCGTCTTTTGCAAAGTCCTGCAGCCTTGAGGCAATTTGTTTGTGTCGCTCCAAAACAGACGGGTGGGCGTAGGCTTTTGTCCAAAGCAGCCAATTTTGTGTGTTTTTTATCCTTCCAAGCACAGCAATTGCGGCCAAATCGCTCAATCCACCAGCGTCAACGCCAATGGTGATTACTTCGCAGTCAGCCAGTAGGCGCTCCAATGTGACGGGTAATGGATATTTGCAGTCAGGCCAATATTCTGCGCCAGGCCAGGCTTCGCCAGATAGCGCCATTGATACCTGCACATTCAAGTGTTTCGCTGTAAAGTCGCGCACAGCATGCTCACCAGCCTCAGTAGCCTCTTGGTACTTTTGACGGATGATGTCTTCATCCACGGACAGCCCCCAGTTAGGGTTTGTGACCCATGCGTTAGATAGGTCCAAGTGCTTCTTCGCATCAATCCAACTTTTTGGAAACTCATAAATAATAGGCAAAAAACGCTTGTCAACAATTTGCCCATTGCGCACTTTTCTTGCATAGCTCAGTTTGTCCGCGAAAATCCCAACAGGCGGCTCACTGCCTTGGGTAGTCGCCATCACTACGAAGCCTTCTGGTCTCGACGCAAGACCTCCGGTCGCTTCCGTAATCATGTGCATTGCCTTTGGACTAAGGGCAAGCTGGTGTATCTCATCCAAAAAAACCCCAGACGCCTTCTTACCAGTTACGGTTGACGAATCAGATGCCACTACTTTTAACGTGGATTTATTCAATCTGTCCGTAATAGTTTTTAAGTGTTCCTGAACAGAAAAACGGTTTTTCAAATCAGGATCTGCGTTAATCATGTCCCTAATTGGTTTATACGCATTGTCGGCTCCTTCTTTAGTTGGGGCAAGTATTAAAAACTCTGAAGAGGGCCTGTGATTCACAATAATCGCTGTCAACATAATTCCTGCAGCGATGGAGCTGTTATGTGTTGGCAGCATAGTTTTACCAAACAAAAACAAGTGATCGTCAGAGTCTACGCATATGCACTTAGTAGGCACAGTGGCAACAATTTCCGCTGATGTGATGTGAACATTCTTGGATCTTGGAGAGTTTTTTGCTTTCGTGCTGATTTGCATACGGTCTAGCTTTCTTGCAAGCTGAAAACATGGCAATTCATCACGGCAAACAAAAAACTGTAGCGTGTAGTAGTAGCCAACGATGCGGCCGCCAATACTAGATGGTCTTAAATTGACTGAGTGCTTGACCCCAAGGCTTGACAGCAACTCTGACACCCCGTCAGCCAATACCTTTAATTTTGTTGTATATGCAAAAACTTTTCCGAGCTTGCACACACCTCCATCGGTATCCATTAACCCCTGCAACAATGCTAATCGCTGCGCATGTGAGGCCCTTAAGTACACGCTTGGAATATGTTTATTGTCTAGTAATCCATTGTGGCGCAACAATTCATGAAAGGAGCGGGGCACAATAGGCGGCATTGGGGTGCCATGGTTGTGAAACTTATCCCATGCTCGCATGCACACTAGACATTTTCCATCGTTATGCAATCGTCGCGATGTAATGTCGTGGCCTCGCTTGCAAAAATTACGATCACCCGGGTGTATTGCGTACGAGCTTGCTTTGCTGCCATTATTGTGACGATAAGATGGCACAAATCCATCAGCACGAATAGCATCAAGCACACCATCATCCATGGTAGTAATTACGCCACTTGATGTATGGCCATCACCAAGCCACGCACCCAATGTATATGGCGGTATTGGCAGTGTAATATCTGGTAATACCAGAGGCTTCGCAATGCGAATGCTATGATTTCGCGCCCCATCTCTGCGTGTTGATATGGTCGCAGCGATTTCCTGAGTCGTAAGAACTTTTGTCTTTTTGTCTGTCAATGATGTTGTCTGCCATAAGTGTCCAGCGTCCGCAATAACGCTTTCACCATTGCTGAAATTCACACGGTAACATTCATGATCTGTGAAAATTTCAGACTCAGCCAGCACCATAACTGGGGTGCCATTCGCCCCAAAAACATAATCCCCTGGGCGAATAGCGCCTATTGTCGTCCACCCTCCAGGGGTTGGGATCGGTGTATCTAATGCAAGTGCTTTTCCATTTTTTTTACTAAGGCAAATAAATAGCTGGCTGATATGTCTACGCTTAGTTTCTGGGTCCAATGCACCAAACAGTGCCGTCACTATGTCAGTAACCCATGGCCTGCACAGCGTACCCAGCATTTCTGGGCCATTTGGAGCATCCATGAGCGTCAAGTGGTTGAATACATCCAGTGCATCATCCGCAGACTCTTGATACAGCGCACCAACTGGGCAGAGTGATTCCCCTTGCACAATGCGAGACTCCCAGTCAGGCATGGCCGTGGTGTATTCCATCAAACAGCCCTCAAACCAAAGCGACTAGATGTTTTAAGCTCTTCGGCTGCTGCCTGCTGTGTTTCCTTTTTGCCCATTTCTGCCTTCTTTGCATGGATGTATGGGCTTAATGCCTTAGCCGCCTCTAATCGTAGTTTTGGATCTTCCGACACATCAGACACCAATTGACGCATAAACTCCAGCGGGTCCAAAGTTCCAATGTCGTGTTTTGGCTCGGTCACCACATCGGTATGCAGTGGCTTGCTAACGAACTTACCAAGTCGCTTTACCGTCTTTTGCGTTTCACTTGTTACGCTTTCCGTTGGCAATCCTTGCAATCTCTTAATGTGAGCTACAACGTCAGGGTCTTTTTCAAGACGATGCGCAGCCTGCCTTGCCGTCTTCTCTGAATACCCAGCAGCTATCGCCGATTGTGTTTGGTTCATTCCGTCAACACGGGCCTGGGAATATTGCTTTTGATTTTGTGTGAGCATGTAACATTGTAAACACACCCATGTAAACGTGTAAACTTTTAGCCGATAAAAAATATGAAAAGGAAAGGGCGCGCTTTCCTGGCACGATGCTTGCTTATATGGCGAAAGCCCCCGGAGCCGTTGTAGTTATAGCAACGAAGTAAACAAACCCATCTGACCTATCACACGTTTGTCTGACTTGTTGCCATTGCATTCACGACAAGCCGTTTGAATGTTGCTGGGTGTATGTGGTCCACCCTTGGACAATGGCACTATGTGGTCAAGCTCTGGTGCATTGGGCTTATATGTGCCTCGTAGCTTCTCAGGCGTTGGCCTCATACATATCTGGCACTTCCATCCATCCCGGTTAAAGATGGCCTTTGGCGATACTGCTATGCCAGTGGAGGCGCCACGCTTGATTGCTTTGCCTCTTTTCCTATGTGCACGGCGCAACTCTACGGCTTTTTCCGTCATGGATTGTCTTGCCTTTCGGCTGGATATGCGGTTTAACTCACGTTTTCGAATTAAATGACAGGCTTCAGAGCAGTGTTGGCCAATGATGCCATCATGCTTATTTCCAATAGGTTTGCCACATTGCTTACACGGGCGCATTGCCTTCATCAAGAGTTTAGCCTCTCTTTCTTGCTCCACCTTATCCTGACGCACTGCCTTACGCCTCAGAGATTCCTCACGCTTAGCTGGTTCTATTTGGTTAAGGTGGTGCAGTCGCTTAATGCCATGCACCTCAGTGGCAATCAGTGTCTCATTGCGTCCTCTGCACTTATGCGAACAAAACCATCCTTTTGATCCTCTTATAGGCTTGAATTGAATTCCGCAATGTGTGCAAAAGGTTGGAGGCTTAGGTGGGAATCGCTCATGCCACCTTTGAGAATCTGGATTTTTTGCATGCGCCTTACAGTCTTTTGAGCAATGCTTTCTGCAGCCTGGTGGCAAGTCCTTGCCGCATGATACACAAAGCGGCTTACCGTGCGTTCCGTCTATGCAGTCATTGCAGCGCTTACGTGGTGCGCCACTTAACAGTTTTGCCGTAAATCCCCTGCCTTCAGGCATGGGGATATAAGGCAACTTCGGAATAATTTGAACAACTTGTTGCGCTTATCATAAATTAGATATACAATAAGCACATGTTTCAAGCAACCCAGATACGCATTTACCCGAACGCGCAGCAGCAGCAAAAGCTAGCTCAGGCGTTTGGTTGCGCACGTTGGTTTTGGAATAACAGCTTGGCAAAAACCCAAGAGACCTACAAAGAAACAGGCAAAGGGCTGGGTCAGTTTGCACTGAACGCACGCCTGCCTGAGCTAAAAGAAGAGTTTGAGT